GGTGGCGGCAATCTTGACCTGTCCGCCGATATGGTGCGTATGCTTTATGTCATGAAGCGCATGAGGGATGCGACTCACAAGACCTATGGCCGTGTCGTTGACGGCAAGGTGACTGATGTGCCCGACTGGGCGCAGGACACGGTGCAAAAGCTTGTCGATGACGGTACGCTTAAAGGCACTGGGGATGGCAATCTCGCTCTGTCCATGGACATGATGCGGACGCTCGTAATTATGTACCGCCGTCAGGCCAGCGCAAATGGCAAAATTCCATCTCAGCAGAATGATGGCAAATAAAGAGGCTCAAATGAGCCTCTTTTGTTTTTAATTCTCGCCCTACACTTTCTCACATGGAACGCAAAGAAGGAACCACAGGGCTATAAATGGCTCACAAGAGCGTCTAGTGACCCCACAAATATTACATAAGAAAGGAGTTAGGGCTATGAGTGGAATGGAGATCTTCACGACCGTCCTTGGCGTCGTTGGCACAGTCTGTGCTGTTGTGTTCGGTTATCTTGCATTCAGGCGCAACAACAAAAGTGACGACACCGCCGAGGGGAAAAAGGACGGAGTCCTGCTTACTGAAATCGGATACATTAAGTCCGGTGTTGATGACATCAAGCGAAAGCAGGAAAAAGAAGATGAACGTCATGTGCAAGTCGTATCGCGGCTCACAAAAGTAGAAGAGTCAGCGAAGCAAGCACATCATCGGATTGATGATTTGCAGGAGCAGATTGACAGACGTCAGGGGAGCAAGTGAATGGCCGGCAAGAGAAAGACAGTAAAGCAAAAAGCGGAAGCGCCGCCACCGCGCATTCACATTGTGAGGAGAGGCGATACGCTTAGATCGATCTCTATAGTTTATCTTGGAACGCAGAACAGGGGAGAAGATATCAAGGCTTTGAATGGCCTTGAAAACGACACGCTCGTTGTTGATAGCGAGCTTGTTATCCCCGACAGATAGGAAGGAGAAAAAATATGACTGATGTAATTATTGAAAATGTTGTGCAGATCGTAGCGACGTTGCTTATTACCTTGATCGGCGTCCTCGGTGCGTGGCTGACTGCGAAGATCGGCAAGCGCGAGGAACTGAAAAACATTGCTGCCGCCACGGACGAGGCCACGAAAGCAGCAGAGAAGACTGTCCTCGAATTGCAGCAGACCACTGTCGAAGGGCTGAAGAATGCCAGCGCAGATGGCAAGCTTAGCAAGGATGAGATCGACGAACTCGGCAAGATGCTGATTGATGGTGCGCTTGCCAAGATGTCCGATGCTGCAAAGGGTGTTCTGAATGCTGCCGGCGTTGACATCACTGCCATCATCAAGGGTGCTGGTGAAGCGCTGATCGCAAGCATGAAGTAGTCACAGGCAGAAAGTAAATACTAGAAATGAGTTGACCCTCACCATTGGAGAAATCCTTTGGTGAGGGTCTTTTTTGTTTTTCAGGAGATTAGACATCATGCTGCAAAAGGGAGAAAATCCAGAGAGTCTTTTTGACAAAAAACGCCCCAGCCGTCTTTTGAGATAGACCCCATATAATTACACCTTAAAAGTCAAAGCGACTCACAAAGAATTCTAAGCGTTCCAAAAGCTGCCCAGCCATAGCAATGTGACTGTCCATAGGAATGTCCACGGACAATCCCGCGCAATATAATATAAACAAATATAAAAGAAACAAAAAGAATAATACAGTTACTTCGTAACTGTATATATAGGCCATGAATTTCTCGATAAACGAATCAGGCAATCAGAAAAAAATTTTTTTGTATATTTTCAAAAATTGCTTGACAGGTTCGAATTCAGAAAGCTACGATTCGTTCACAGAAAACAAAAAACAACAGGAGGAAACCAAAATGAACTTCACCACCATTGAAAACCTTCAACAATCTGTTTCTGCTACTTATGGTGCGGTCATTAAATATGGAGACAAAGTCTTCGTCACAGATATCGCATGGAAAGGCGGCTTTACTGCAAAGATTTATTACTTTGTTGAGTTCCCGAAAGCAACTGGTTTGAGCGATATTGAGTGCAAACTTGCACCTTTTGCAATCGCCGATGAAACATTTAAGGACAATGGGAGCGCTTTGCAGTGGTGTTTCAATCGGCTGTTAACAGGTTGCTAAGCTAAGAGGATAATGAATTATATGACACAAGGCTGAAATGCCGGTGATTCGGAAGACGCGGCAACCCGCGAAGTCTGGTCACCGGCTGTTTTTTGTTTTGAAGATTAACGAATTTGATAATCTCAAAAAATTTTTATCATTTTTTGCAAAATGCTTGACTGCTTACTGAACAGTAAGTTACGATACGGATACGGAAAACAAATAATTCATAGGCTTCCGTATGACAGGCTGGATACCAGATGAAAGGAGGATAAATTCAAAGGGAAGGAGGTGATCGGATGATAATCTCAAGGGAGAAGGTCACAACCACTACCGAAAAAATCTCGATACGCTTGGATGACAGCAAAGCTCTGATTCTTCTGGACAAAGAAAAAGAGACTGAGGCAATCTCAGCAATCATCGAAGCCGCCGAGAAAGCACTCAATCTCAATTCCACGCAGGAATAATTCTAGCGCATAGTTAGCAGAATGTCAAGTCCCCAGCCTGTCATTCCTTGCCTTACATTGATAGGGAGACGAAAACATGAAATTGTTTACCAAGGAAGTAGAGAGAAAGTTTCAAAAGCATCCATTTGGTTCTCAGGAGGACAAAGGCTTTGATGCTGAGGTGCTCGTTAAGTTCTTCAATCCATATGGGGCAGGAACATGGCTTATAACGGAAGCAGAGAAACAAGAGGACGGAGATTGGATGCTGTTTGGCTATTGTCATATCCTCGAATGGGAATGGGGCTATGTAATGCTCAGCGAAATCGAAAATCTGCGCGTCAATGTTTTCGGACATATGATGCCGCTAGAAAGAGATTTGTACTTTAATGGAACTGTGGAGGATGGTGCGAGATGACCGCGAGCCAGTTCAGAGCGATGACAGCTCAGCAGAAAATCGACTACCGTATGGCCTGCGCCGCCAGAGAGAATGCTGGGGCGTTGATGGAGGTCAGCGCCTTTGAGGACTACCTCGACAAGCCTGTGAAGGTCGTCAGCGGCCGAAAAGTCCCCATCGGAACGACCGGAATCGTGTTCTGGGTCGGCATGAGGAACTACTCCAAGTACGGCAACTGGTGGAGCTGGGAGGTGAGGCTCGGTCTGAAAACGGAAGATGGAGAGACGTTTTTTACATCTGAGAGAAATGTTGAGTGCTTGTAATAGCCATACATGGTGCTGGTGGTTGGCAGACGTTGAAATAACTGCGGAAGGCCGACCGCCAGCTATTCTTTTGCTCCGATGATTAACAAATATGATAACATCAAAAAAATTTTTTGGAAATTGCAAATAATGCTTGACTGTCGGCGTCATTGCTTGTTACGATACGACCATAGAAACTTACCAATCAGTAAACTCGGGAGGCGACAACGATGACAATCAACGGAAGGCGCAGCTTCACCAACAACGGCAGAAGGTACTACGTCCAGAACAATCCAAAGTATGGCCGGAAGCGTGAGACTGACAACTACTACCTGACGGAAGTAGATGAGTCCGGCACCATGAAAACCCTGCACGAGAACATCGGATGGGAGATTCCGAAGTTCGAGACGATCAAAGAAGCCCAGCGGTATGTCCGCGAATGGGACTTCATGCTCGAGACACTATAAGGAGGAAGCGAAAATGACAGACGATGAAATCAGAATGGCCTACCAGAAGCAGGAACAGGAGCGCAGACGTCTGTTCTTCGAGGCAATGGGCATCCCGGATGACGGACGGCTCAATCCCGTGATGACCCGCGATGAATTCATTGCATTTTGCAAAGGAAAGAAGACCGAGAACGAGAAGTACGATTCCATGCGCGGCAAGAAGTGCATTCAGGTGTACTTCGAGTTCGCCCCGTACCACGACATCAACTACTCGTACTGCTTCGATGACGATACCGTGTACGAGGGCAGATTCTACATTGGAGAGTGATGCTGGATGAATGCTTTGACAATCGATGGAATGGAAGCTAAGCGTAACCTGTTCCTAAGCAAGAGGTACGACGATAAGGCCGAGTTTGCCAAAGATGTTATCGGCGTATGCCGGACACAGAAAAAGCTGACCGCGACCAGAGGCATTGAAAATGAGCGGCAAAGTTTCTACTGGGAGGAGTGTGTCAGAGTCTGCGATGAGCATTGGTGCTTCACGTTTTCCATCGCGGACAATACAGTTTCAACCTCAGCGTTGCTTGTGTTGCCGAGCGGACAGCAAGTGACGTATCCGCGCACGACATGGGGCAGCCCGGGACGTCGGTGGGATTCTGAGCTTCGGGAGTTCCTCCTAAGAGAAGTGTGCAAGGAGGGATGAGTATATGAAAGGACTTATCAGACGCGCGGAAGTGGTCGGAAAGATCACGTCCGCTGATAAGCAGATGGCATACCGACAGATGACCGGAACGGAAGTGTACCAAGAGATACTTGGCATACTGAATGAAGCACAGGATGTGGACGCAGAGCCTGTGACCTATGGCGAGTGGGTTTACGGCATTGATGGCTGTCACTGTTCCGAGTGCGGCTACGAGCCAGAAAACGTTACTGAGCGCTGCCCTCATTGCGGGGCAATTATGGAGGATGCAGAGGAGGATGACGATGGAGCGACTGACTGAATACGAAGTAGTTGGCGGACACGTCCACGCAGTTCCGACTGGGGACGCCGATCAGGCAATGATGCGCCTTGCAGCATACGAGGATTCCGGCTTTACGCCAGAAGAAATTAAAAGCCTATATGCTGAATGGGATGTCATGATGTCAGTGCTGAACAGCATTGGCGGCGGCTATGAACGCCTCCGCCAGCTTGCAGAGGCAGATAAAGCCGGGCGCTTGGTGGTGCTGCCGTGCAAGGTTGGAACCGCGACATATTATATCCATTATCCGATTGCGTTTTACCCAGATGAAAGCGAACCGGAAATTAAGAGGGGCATCTTTACTTTACCCGACTTAGATCGTTTTGGGCACTCCGTTTTCCTGACCCGCGAAGAGGCGGAGGAAGCATTGGAGGCGATAAAGGATGAGTAAGGCTGTCATGCTGAGCATCCGCCCAAAGTGGTGCGAAAAGATTGCCAGCGGTGAAAAGACGGTTGAGGTGCGAAAGACGCGCCCGAAACTGGGAACGCCTTTTAAGTGCTACATCTACTGCACGCAGAGCGGTGTTGCGCTCGGAGCGTGCGGAAAGCACGGCAAAGTCATCGGGGAGTTTACCTGTGACCGCATCGACGAGTATGACGATGATACGATTTTCTCGTTCCGCCATGAGGACTACACGCGCTGGAACGATTTTGGCCTTGACCGTGCGTGTATGCACCCGGAAGATTTCCAGAATTACGCTGACGGCAAGTGGCTGTACGGCTGGCACATCTCCGGCCTTAAAATCTACGATACGCCGAAGGAACTAACAGAATTTCATACTTTGAAAAAATGTAAATCATGCAGCAAAAGCGGGTACGAAAGCACAGCCTGTATCTATGATGAAAATTGCATGGTTCCGGTGGCGACTACTAAAGCACCGCAAAGCTGGTGCTATGTGGAGGATGACTGATAATGGCTGAATACATCGAGCGCGAAGCGTTTTTGAAAGACATCGAAGAGCGATATTGTTTACCATGCAAAGAGGCAGGGAAAGACCACAACGGATGTAAGTGCCGCGCTTGCTGGGTGGACGATATGTGCGGCGAAGTAATAGATGCGCCTGCCGCCGACGTTGCGCCGGTGGTGCATGGGCGGTGGATTCAACCACACTGGAAGAACAGTGATTATTGCTGTGACTGTTCGGAATGCGACGGGGAGGCAATGCACAGAGACTATCAGTGGGATAAAAATGGCATCTACCCTATCTGCCCCAACTGCGGCGCGAGGATGGACGGAGGCCTTGACAATGGCAAGATGGGTTAAGTGCAAAAACAGACTGCCGGAATTTCACGAAGATGTTCTGATGCTGTTTGACAACGGGAACGAAATAAACATGGCGGTTGGCTTCTTGTGTGATATGGACGAGCATATCACATTTTGGTGCGCATATTCCGATTGCGGACTGTATACGTATTGCGATGATTCGCCGTTGTATTGGATGCCGTTGCCAAAGCCGCCAAGGGGGGTGCTCGACGATGCCAAAGCGAATTAACCCACGAAGAGTCCCGCGTACACAAGCTGATGTTGATAAGGCATACAATGATGGCATTGTTGAAGGGCTTAACAGAGGCATCGACTTGATGCTATATGTTCTCATTGACAAGCACGATGCACCAATGGACGACTTGCAGCAGCTTGCTTCCGAACTCAACCATGCTGCCTCTTGTGTTGCTGAGGGATACATCACATGGCCTGACATCAACCTGATGTTAAAGGAATACGGCGTTACTGCCGTACTTGAGTAGGAGGAGAAATGAATGGAAATCAATGTTTGCCCATTGTGCGAGGGAAAGTTGCTGCATACCACGATTATTGCGTCTGTTCTGATTGACAGTCATTACTGCGCGAATTGCGGTTATCGCAGAGAGAAAGTTCGCAAGATGCCCGGAATGAAAAAAGGCCAGTGCGTAAGAGCACGTTACAGAGATATTCGAGTCTGATTTTCGCGGCTGATAAACCAATATGATAACTCCAGAAAATTTTCTTCAAATTTGCTTGACAGGCAGCGTTTCAGACTGCTACGATGTCGTCAACGATAAAACTTACTAAACAGTAAGCGATAGGAGGAAAATCATGAAAGACTTACGGGAAATGATCGAGGCTCTCAACAAGCAGATTTCTTGGGAGCAGGAAGAACTCGGCAAGGAGCTTGCAAGAGTGGCTGAAAAGGCGAACGAAGACCGTGAAACCTCTTACTATCTGGCGGATGTGGAGCGTGTCGTGAATGAGGCGAAGGACACTCAGGCGCGAATCCATGAGCTTGAGATCAAGCGTGATCTTCTGCGCTACGCGCTGGAAGAATTCTAAGGAGGGACAAACAATGAACTTCAAGATCAAAGACGTCTATTCGGACGGAAGCGAAATGTTGATTCGTGAGTTGCAGCTCGATCACGATCTTCGGCGGCTCGGCTACGGCACCGAGCACATCGACTACATCATCACCGCGATCTACGAGAAAGCGAAACGGGATGGCGACCGCATCGAAAAAGATGACCTCGCAAGCATCTGGCAGTAAGGAGGGGCAAGCAATGGGCATGGGTAATGTTTGCACCTTCGGAAAAGCGGAGGGGCTGTACTTCGTGGACAATGATTTCCTCGATGTCTACAGCAAGCTGGTGGACGCAGAGAACAACGTATATGACTGCCGCTCCCTGCGGGACGTCGATGAGGATGGCTACGAGTACGACGAGGTAGAGAGCCAGTGGAAAATGGACGAGTTCCGGTATGAGTTCTGCGAGGCCATGCGCCGGCGCTTCCCAAGCTTCGAGTTCGTCGATAAGTGGATTTCCAACACGAGACTGGCACTCCTCGAAAACGACCTGTTCTACGTTGTCTGCGAGGACAACCAGTGGAGTATGGCAATCGAGCTGATTCAGAAAGAAGGCGAATACGGTGGTGAAGAAAAGGTTGGGCTTCAGATGGGACTGTACCGGAAGTACCTGAAGGGTATTGAAGAGATTCTGCTCGACCTGAACGGCGAGGTTGGAACCTACAAAGGCGCGTGGACAAGCGGCGTCCTCTACAAGATTACATAAGAAAGCGAGGAAAGATCATGGGACAGCAGAAACACGCAGTTTTACTTGTGAGAAAGGTATATCTCACAGATGAGGACATCGACGGCATCATGAGCTGTGCTTTGGACGGTGGTATCACCGCTATGTGGTGCGCGAGAGTTGAAGTCGTCGAAGAAAAGTACCTCGGTGAGTATGCCAGCGATCAGATTTCAAGAGGCGGAAAGCTCCGCTTCTATGACCGAGAGAGCAGCGCTACATGGGTGCTGACCCAAGGCAAGCTGATTCACGGAATCGAACTGGCTTTTATGCAAGGCTACGGTCTGGAATGGTTCGATGAAAACGGGAAGCTGGACATCTTCAACATCGACGCGAACGAAGCGGACACGATGGTGCAGTTTGCCCTATTCGGGGAGTTGGTGTTCTCGTGAAGATCGAGCGAGCCATCGAAATACTAGACCCGGAGCACCGGGAGCGGTACGAGAGCATCGAACCCGTGAATGAAGCCTGCCGGATGGGTATGGATGCGCTAAAAAAACAGATTCCCAAAGCCCTCGACTATGAGGCCGATGGGTACGACACTTCTGGAGAGCTTATCTACGACATCGCTGTCTGCCCGTCCTGCGGCAGACACTTCGAGCTTGACTTCGACGAGGAGGCAAAGTTCTGCCCCGGATGTGGACAAGCTCTTGATTGGAGCAGCAAGCCGAGAGCAGAGAAGGTCGTTGGCTATGTGATTGGGAAGCCTGACACCTGCACTCTGAACGGCAACGTGTATGTGCTCGATGATGAAGGAAACGAGAAGATGTTCAGCACCGAGGCAAAAGCACTTGACTTCCTGATCGCTCACGGATACACGAACAATGACATCGCGTCCGGCGCGGTGTTCATCGAGGAGGTGAAAGAATGACACGAGAGGAGAAAATCAAGGCGGTCATAGACTACTGCAACTCTCAGGGGCGAGATAATTATGGGCAATGCAAATGCCCTCATGATCGGGAGGAGGACTTCTTCTGCCATAAGTACAGTGTTTGCAGTGCGAGCGAAAAAACACTTGACGAGTGGCTCAAAGCGGTGAATCCGCAGAGTCAAGAAAAGGTGAACCATCCTGCCCACTATCAGGGCAAGCATGAGTGCATTGATGAAATGGTCGCTCTGTTTGGCGTGGACGCCGTTATCGGATTCTGCAAGTGCAACGTCCACAAGTACCGCTACAGAGCCGATGCTAAGAACGGTCAGGAAGACCTCGACAAGGCAGACTGGTACATGGACAAGCTGATGGAATTGGAGGCGATGAAGAATGACTGACCTGAAAAGAGCCGCGCTGGATGCGCTCAACAAGCTGTACGTTGATGGCGGCATACCGTATGACACCTACAGCTTGATTTTCGACGGCCTGAACGACGTCGATACCCTGCAAGACCGAGACAATGACCTGAAAGAACTGTGGGAGATGTTCGGCGACGTCCCGATGAACCCTGAAACGGAGTGTATGGAGGAAGCATTTCTCGGCTTCCCGGCTGGTACGCACCGCGAGGAAATCTGGCATTGGTTCGATGAGCGATACAGCAATGGTGTCTACGCTCTAATGTATGGTGGAAGCGGTGCTCTGGATGAACGGCTCAAGGCGGCAGAAGAAGTTATCGGGAGCGCATATGGGGCTGGCGGTGAATATGTCGATCAGCTGATTTCCCGGTACTGGGAGAAATACTGCCTGAAAGGAAGATAGTGAAATGCTGAAAATTGAAAACGTAGAGGTCGTTGGCTGGGAAGCAGCCGTCCGTGGGATGCGGAATCCGAAAAACTCATGGGAGAAGAGCGACAGCTCTGTCGTTGATGGTCATAGCTTTTTCGTCGGTGATAACGATTTCGCATTGATGCGCACACTCGCCAACGCTGGAACAGATCACGGGAAATTCATGAGGATGATTCATGTTCAGTGCGACATCACAGCACCGTTGTATTGGTGGAAAGAAGCAGACCAGTACAAAGTCGGGACAGTTACAGATTCGTGCAGCACGATGCACAAGATTCACGCAAAGGAATTTGCCATTGAAGATTTTTCCGATGAACACTTAGAGACTGGGTGGCTGGCTTGCTTGGACGATACCATTATTCCGCTTTTGAACAGAGCGAGAACAAAATTCATTGAAACCAAAGATAAACGCTATTGGTGGCAGATGATTCAGCTTCTTCCGTCTAGTTACAACCAGCTTCGGACGTTGGATTTGAACTATGCTGTGCTGAAAAACATCTACCACGCCCGGAAAGATCACAAGCTTGATGAATGGCACACGTTCTGCGATTGGATTGAGTCGCTCCAGTGTTCCGAGCTTATTACCGGGAAGGAGAAGAAGTGAATGTGCATTAGACGCGGAGATATCTACTATGTGAACCGCAGTACAGATTACCAAACCGTTGGTAGCGAGCAGTGGCCGGGTCGTCCTGCTATTGTTGTATCCAGCGACCAAATCAACGCCAGCTCAGATGTTCTTGAGGTTGTATACCTCACAACACAGCCCAAAGAAGAGCTTGCAACGCACGCGCATATTCGCAGTGCGAAGAAGCCGTCTGTTGCATTGTGTGAGCAAGTTACAAGCGTCTCATACGAGAGACTTGGAGACTATGTTGGGCGCTGCACAGATCTCGAAATGCAGATGGTCGATACGGCAATCGCTATCAGCCTCTGTGTCGGCTATGATACTGCTGCTGAAAGCACCGGGGACTCTCTCGACAAGAAGAACGAGCGCGAAGAAATCATTCGCCTCCAGACTGAAAGAGATATGTATAAAACAATGTATGAGCAGATGCTTAATCGTCTGCTTCCAAAGAACTGAAAGGAGACAATAAGATGAAAGTTATGCTTGATGAAGGCGCAAAGATGCCTACCAGAGCGCATGAAACAGATGCCGGCCTTGACCTGTACTCGAGAGAAGACTGCATTGTCGAAGCAAAGGAATCTGCCACATTTGATACCGGCGTTCATATTGCTATTCCTAGCGGATTTGTTGGGTTCCTCAAGAGCAAAAGCGGATTGAACGTAAAGCATGGCCTTATCAGCGACGGCGTTATCGATGCCGGATACACCGGAAGTATTGTGGTTAAGCTGTACAACCTCAGCGGGTGTGATTACAAGATCAAAGCCGGAGACAAGATCACGCAGCTCGTTATTCTGCCGGTTGCGACAGCGCCGCTTGAGCTTGCTGATTCGCTTGATGACACCGACCGAGGCGCTAATGGATTCGGGAGCAGCGGCCGATGAAGTCAGTAAAGCTAATCCTCAAAATGTGTGCTCTCCCCGCACTCATGACCATCAAGTCTGTTGAAATCTGTACGAAGGCTACAGTAGCAGCTATAAATCCTGTAAAGAATAAGTTTAAGGGCTGATAAACGATGCAGTTTAACACAGAGAATATTGACAGCAATAAACAGCCACGATATACTTGCACCATAATAAATGTTGGAGGTGATATCGTGACGCCAACTGAAATCTGTAAAGACCTGATTGACAGAAGCCCTCTACAGCAGAAAGAAGTCGCTGAGAAAATGGGGTGGTCTCAGCAGAGAATTTGCAACAAGTTGAGACGCAACGATCTGTCTGTCGATGAGTTCAGCAAACTACTCGGCATCCTCGGTTACGAGATGAGAATCGTAGAAGTTGATACGAGCGATGAGGTTAGCGCTCGAAGAAAGGGCGTCGGAGCACGCCTAAAGATGATGGTGAACGGCGTAAAGTATGATACATACAAGTCAGATGCCATTTGCCATTCGGACGAGAGCAAGGATGTCTTCTGCGAACTGTATCGTGATGAGCAAGGAAGATACTTCGTTGCCACCTATGTAAAATGGGATGGTGGCGTAAGTTCCATCTCTCCAATCGGAGACGAAGATGCGAACAGACTGATTGAACAACTTTGCGAATGATATTTGGCAGGGCTGAAAATGCCCTGCCGATATTTTTTTGCCCATAAGGTAAACACATACGATAATTCCAGAAAATTTTCTCAAAATTTGCTTGACTGGTAGAGCGTAAGGCTGCTACGATATCGTCAACGATAAATCTTACTAATCAGTAAGTATTGGAGGAAAATCAAATGGAATTCATCGAGATCAGAACCGTTGGCGCAAGCGACATCCGCAAGCTGTGCATCAAGAACGATTGGTACACCAGAGGAACCAACGACCAGTACCGGCATCTCCAGCTTGACCTCTGCGAGTGGAAGGACAACCTCACCACCGAAGACATCGTTGAGATCGCAGAAGACATCATTGCTCACAGCGATATCGAGGCCGATGGCCGCACGGAAGCGGAAGTCATCGAGAGCGTGGCGTTCGAGATCATGCGTGTCTGCAACAACTTCATCACCGTTAAGGAGGGCTGAAAAATGATGTACAACGAATTTCTGGCAGGAACCGGAGCACCCGAAAACAAGGAGTCCTACAACCAGTACAAGCTGATCGAAAAGATTTACATGGACTGCGAGCAGATGAGCAAGGCGGAAGCCTACAGCATCTGGAAGAAGACCTACGGCAAGGAACTGAAAGCCCGGAAGAAGAGAATGGCTGACCGCGCCAAGATGCTTCTCTCCCCGGTGGAAGAGTTCGAGGCACTGCCCGATCAGGAGCAGACGAGAATCGCACGGGAGCTGAACCGGATGGCTCACAAGGCTTGGTACGAGGGCGACGAAAGCAGCTACTCGTTCTGCGCAAGTGGCAGATGCTACACAGACACCTACGGTATCGTCTGGTTCATAAAGCAGACCGGCTGGGCACTCAATGGCAATGCTGTTTATGGCCTGTTCGCTTATGTTGATGGTACGATTCGGGATGCTCACTACAGAGCTTGAAAAGGAGGGAAAAGCAATGAAACACGGCATGACGATCAAAGAAGCAGCACATGAATGGGTGCGTGAGATGAATGCAATTCCTCGCAGTGTTGCCGAAAAGCTGATGAGCATCGACGAAGATGACATTTACGAGGTGACTGAGCCTGCGGTTGGTGACAGAGTTTACTGCTATCAGCCGCTGAGCGAGCGCTGCGGCGAGATCGAGGACATCTACGAGGATGGCCGCTATCATATCCGCCTTGACAATGATACATATACAGACGCTGACAGTGATGACTTCACTGTCGAGCGAGATTGCTGGTTGCCAATGTGGGGGACGATGTGGACGTTTGGTGATATCTGCGATGACTGGTGGTTAGAAAAGAACGACGGAATCAAGATCATGTCCGAATGCGGATTTCGTATCTATGAGTCTGATGATTTTGGCTTCATCTTTGGAATCGACGGAGCTGGATACGACTTCTACGAGGCACACTGGATTCCGCTCTACAAGGCGCGTGGCCTGAAGTGGCACGATGCAGAGGATTAAATAAGGTTGTAAGAAACGAAAATGGAGCGGAAGCCTCCGCTTCCGAACAGAAATTTTGTTTTGTGCCAGATGATTTTTGTTGCACGGCCGGAACAGAACAGGACTATTGAACAAGAGGAACACGAACATGAAATACAGTGACATTATCAAAAATATTGATGATATTTTCGATTATTTCAAGTTTCATAGTAAGAACCTGACAAAAACACAGGAATACAAACTGGACGATCTGAGAAACTTGATCCACGAATTGAGAATTGCAATGGAGGATAAAAAATGATTAGAGAATACAGAACTATCCGCGAATGTGCAGAACTTTGGGTGAATGGATTCGATGAAATCGACGTCGGAATGATCGACAAATTGATGATGCTTGAACCGGATGATTGGGAAGAAGTCACGCTTCCTTCCCTGTCGGATCGTGTCTATGTGTATGATATGCCTGCTGACGTTGAAACGGATGAAAGATACGGCGATATCGTCGGCATTGAAACCGATGAAGGCGAACTGAGTTATGCAATTTATGATATTCGGCTGGACGATGGAACGCACGTGTCTGTTAACAGCGGATGCTTTGACGTTGAACGCGAAGATGAAATCTTGTGGGCATGGCAGTTTTCCGATGCTATTGATAAACATTGGATTGCAGAACAGGACGGTATTGAAGTACTTTCACGTTGCGGATTCCGTGTTCTCCGTTCTGGTCAGTTTGGCTATTTCTTCTGCATTGATGGCAGTGGCTATGATTATTATGAAGCGCATTGGATTCCGTTGTATAAGGCAAGCGGCCGCGAATGGCACGACGTAGAGGATTAAATAAGGAGGTACATATAAAATGAAAACTTGGAAGATTCCTGTCGCGTGGGCAATGGTGGGTGTGATTAACGTAGAGGCAAAAACGCTTGATGAAGCAATCGAAATTGCAAAGGATGATGCTGGCGTCATCCCTATTCCTGACAACGGAACATTTCTCGATGGATCGTGGGAAGTAGATTGTTCAGATTCGGCCTATATTCGTGAATGGTATAACGGCAATAAACAGGATGAAACAGCGGCTGAGGAATAAACGATGGGTATTACACTAATGGAAGCGCTTGAAAAGGCAGGCTATCCGCGTGAACAGATGTTCAATCACTGCTCCGACCTGTATGTGTTCATCACGCCGCTCACGAAGCGAGTCGTCGATAAGTGGTTCAATGATGAGGGGCTGAACAAGAGCCTGTTCGTCAATACCTTCCGCGATCAGATCACAGGGAATGGGATGTACGACATTGCCTTCCAGTACACGCCGTACTTTGAGGAGAAAGCGAGAAAATCGAAATGAACGATATGCAGATTGAAATGTGGGACGCTCTGTGTGAGCTTTCCGGTGAGGAGGCTGCGCGGATGTTCACCGACTACTACGGGAACCAGCTGCTCGATGATGGCTTCCGTGCTTTCCTCTGCGAAGAGGGTGTGATGCCTGAAATTGATGGCGAGGATGAAGATGAATAAAGTGCTGCTGAAAGAGAATGACTTGCAGTTCCTGCTCCAATGGAGGGACGAACACAAAGACCTTGTTCGTCTCGGTGTCGCACCGATGAAAGCTGTGAAGATCATCTGCGTGGACAGCGGATTCACAATTACCGGCATCCGAGAGGAAAAGGAACTGCGGTTGACTGTCAACGAGAATGGCAAAGGCATTGGAAATCTCAAGTTCGAGCTGCTGGAAGATGGGTTGTGCAAGCTGGTGAGGGACACAACGAAGCTGAGCAAAGAAAACCGGCAGGCTGTCCTGACCGTCTACTGCTCGATGATGGCTCTGGTCGTGTTCGGAAAGTTTACCGTGGACGTCGGCCAGAACGATGCGCGGAAAAAGGAAAGCCGTCCTACAAAGCCCACAAAGAGCCACAAAAGAAGCCAACGGAACGGGGTCACTTACATACTCTGTACTACCGGCAATGAGCTTCAAATGATGGCAAAAGGCTCACACAGAAGCCCACGCGGTTCCTTCTCTGTCCGTGGACACTACCGCCATTACAAAAGTGGGAAGGTTGTCTGGATTGACGAGTACCAGAAAGGAACCGGGAAGGCCAAAAAAGGAACGACATACAAGCTGAAGAAGGAGGTGAATTGATAATGTACACCTGCGAACAATGCAAGTTCTTCCCGGACTGCGAGAAGATGTTCGACATGAACCCTCATGAATATCGTGAGGATGGCGTCCATATGCAGTTTGTGAGCGAGGTCGAAAAGAAATGCGACGAGTTCGGCAGCGCCCGCGTGTACAAGCGCCAGTATGTAAATTATGATGGTACGCTGACAGACTTCGCGTTGCGCTCTCTGAGTGCCATGGAGGCCATGAACTACGACCGAATAACAGATAAGTTCCTCGATACACTGTCCGAAGAGCAGCTTACTGCGCTTACGCTCAAGATTTTTGAGGCGCAAAGGAGAAGGGAGAAAAACTGATATGCCTACTGAAGAGATGAAGAAAGAGTTCGATTACATTCTGGAGTTCATAGAGGGCGGCGACTTCGTTCAGTTCGTCGAGGTGAAGCAGCTGAGAGCACTCTGGACGGCGTTCTGCTTGCATCACGGACTCGACCCTGACACGAGCACCTACAACTGTTACGCCCTCGAAATGTGGAACTATCTAGAGGAGAATTTGACCTGCCCGTGGTCGTCTGATAAATTCGAGAATTTCGACCTGTTTATGGGCGCGAACCTGTGCTGAAAATTGCGGTATGCGTTGATTTCAGTGTTGGCTTGTGCTAGAATAAACGAAAACGTTAAGGAATAGCACCCCGGCGAGCGGAAAAATAGGGAGCAGCATCCTGCTTCCCGTAAGCATAGGGGACGCCATGTTCATCGCCGATGGCCTCGATGCCGGCGGCGCTGAGTAAGAAAATGAAAAAACAGGCTCGCGGCCGCGAGCCTGTTTTTTTGCTGTATCGGTTCAGTTTTGCACAGCTTCAAATGCCTGCTGCAGATCGGCGATGATATATCGGTGTCTTCCAGACCGACTGCCAGACGGATCAGGCGATCCGAGAAGCCGGCGGTCTTGATCTCTTCTTTCGTGCACATGGAGTGCGTCATGGAAGCCGGATGCTGGATGAGCGTCTCGCAGTCGCCAAGGCTGACGGCCAGCGCGCACAGATGCACGTGGTTGAGCACCTTCTTGGCTTCCTCGAAGCTGCCCATCTCGAACGAGACAACGCCGCAGAATCGCGTCATCTCGCGGACGGCCACGGCGTGATCGGGATGGTTCTCCAGACTGGGATAGAACACTTTCTGCACATACTTGGAGCCGGCAAGGAAGTCCACCACTTTCTGCGTGTTTGCGCAGACGGCGTCCATGCGCACCTTGAGCGTCTTGAGACCGCGCAGGATCAAAAACGCCTCCTGCGGCCCGAGCATTGCGCCCGTAATGTCCTTGAGTCTGACCATGCGGATCTGGTCCATGATCTCCTTGCGCGCCACCGAGAAGCCCGCGACCACGTCACCGTGGCCGTTGAGATACTTGGTCGCGCCGTGCACGACGACATCCGCGCCCAGCTTCAGCGGCTGCACCAACAGCGGCGTGGAAAAGGTATTGTCCACGATGACGAGACAGTCCGGATTCTGCGCATGCGCGTAGTCCGCGACGGCGCAAAGCGCCTGTATCAGCAGATCTATGCGCAGCTGCGCGCACAGATCTTCTCCGGCGAGATCGCGGCCGGACAGCCGCTGCCGTCGTATCGGTTTATGAGCCGGAAATACCAGGTCAACGTCGCCACGGTGGAAAGGCGTATGATCTGCTGGAGGCCAACGGTTATATCCGCCACTGTCAGGGCAGCGGGTGTTATGTCCTGCCGCTGGATAATTTCGAGTTCTTTGCCGACGGCGTGGTGCTCGACAGTTTTCAGGCCGGGCAGTCGGAGACCGGGCCGGTCTATGATTTTGCCACCAGCACGCCGCTGGCGACGCGGGAGGAGACGCGGCAATTTGTCGCGCTGGCCGACGAGCTCGCGCAGCAGCGGCCGGATGCGCTCCTGCGCTATCCGCCGACACGCAGGCGCTGCGGCAGCGTCTGGCCGCGCGCAGCATTTGCTGCGCCTGAGCTATGTCGGCTGCCCGCTGGAGCAGATACCGGAAGGGATACACTGTATCGACTGGGAAATCGACTGGCTGCTGGAGCACCAAGCGGCGTTGGAAATTTAGTTGAGGTATCTTGTTGCATATTTTGTGAACAAACATAGCGTCTTTTGTGAACGTTAGCACTCGATGCTTGACAGTGCTAAAAAACGTGCTATGATGAAGACGATCGATGAGGGAGGAACTCCAGAGGGCCTCCGGAGATCAGGCATTGTTGTACAAACGGTAACAGAGTTCGCCAACGCGTGGAGTTTTTCCCCAGCGCCTACGAAAGGTATGAATGGAGGAATGACTTATGTTGCCGAGCATTTTTGGTGAAAACCTGTTTGATGATTCGCTGTCCGATTTCTTTGATTTCGGCCGTATGATGCCGCAGGTCAGCAGTGAGCTGTATGGCAAGCACGCCAGAAATCTGATGAAGACCGATGTCCGCGAACTTGACGGCTCTTACGAACTGGACGTGGACCTGCCGGGCTTCAAGAAGGATGAAGTGACGGTCGATCTGCAGGACGGTTACCTGACGATCAGCGCTGCCAAGGGTCTGGACAAGGACGAGTCCGATAAGAAGGGCAAGTTCCTGCGCCAGGAGCGTTACGCCGGCTCCATGAGCCGCAGCTTCTATGTCGGTGACGATGTGGAATCCGCAGATGTCTCCGCGAAGTTCGAGGATGGCATTCTGAAGATCAGCGTCCCGAAGGCTGCGCCGAAGGAGCTTCCGAAGCACACGACCATCACGATCGAGTAATATGCAGCAATGCAAGCGCGCCCCG